AAGGATATAACGAATACACTACAGAAGAAGAAGCTATAAAAGCTTTTGAAGCTTTAACACAGCAAACTAGTGAGGTTAATGAAGGAATTGAAAATACTGATAACACGGAGTTAGAGATTAAAGCTGCAAATACAACTAAAGTAGTTAAAGTAGGTAATAAATATAGAGTACAAGTAGACTCATCAGATAATCCTGTTATGTACCCTGCTGATACTGTAGATGGTAAGATAATAAAAATTAATAAAGATTTATTACTAGATCCAAATATAAAAAATGAAGTAGTAACTTTAGAAATAATAGCTAATGATTATTACAAAGGTTTAGGAGATGAAACATCTGAGAGTTGGAAAAACATACCTATATACTATAAAATAAAAAATGAGTATGTAGGTAAATTAGGGGTTTCTGATTCACTAGAAAGAAAGTATATAGTAGATCAACTAATGTCAGGTAATTCGGTTACTACTAAAATTTCTAATATTATGTCTGGAGCTAGAAATATGAACCATACTGTAGATAAAAATGGGGAAAGAGTATTTTTAAATCCAGAAACAACATTTGGTAAAAATGAAGTAATCCTAGCAGTAGTGAATAAATCTCCAATGAAGACAGGTGTTATTACAGGACCTGTAGATGCATTCTTAGATCAAGGAGATTTAGAGGCAATACAAGGAGCTCTATCAACTCAACCTTTAGGAGAGGGCCAAACAGGACTTAAAAACGGACAGATAGTATCAGTTATTAGACCTAAAAACAATCCTCAAGGAGATCCAAGAATAACACCTTTATTAACAGAAAACTTAAATGAGGCCCATGCAATGCTTGTAATGGACTTATTTGCAAAAGGAGAGTATGATAAAGTTAAAGAAATTATAGCAACAAGTGCAGAGCCTTCTGCATCTAATAAGTTTATTAGTATAGATAGCTACCCTGATGGAAGCTCTAGTATTACTTATAAGAGTGAGGCAACAGGAGGTTTAGTTCGTATTAAGGATTTTTATTTAGCTAAGGCATTGAGAGGAGAAACTTATAAATTTGATGATGTTAAATTTAAAGATGGTAATGTTTTAAAATATAAAGCTGATAGAGGTGAAAAAGTAATTGACATAAAGAAAGACCTAACTGAGTTTATAAAAGGTAAAAAATATAATGTAAATAATGACCTTATAAACTTAGCAGGAGATTATACTAGCCCTTTAACAGAAGAAGTTTATAAGTCTACAGCAACAGAACCTTTTGGGTATCAACAATATTTATTTAGTGATACTGAGTTGTCTGGAGAAAAAAGCATACTTTCGACAGATCTAGTTAAGATAGGAGAAAGCATGTTTAATAATCCGGAAGTAACCTTTAATAAAGTGTCAGTAACAGACAGTGAAGGAGTAACTACAGATACTCAAAAAAAGAAAAAATCTAAATTAGCAGTAGTTAAAAAAGTAGATAAATCTATACAAACTCCAGGAATCAACAGAGATGATATAGGTTTTGAAGAAGACCCTAACAGTTGTATTTAAAAAATATATAGATGGCTTGTAAATATGTAAGAGAAAATGGAAATGTAGTAGGAGCTTTAGCCCCAAACGGTAAAGAGTCTGACCTATTTAAAAAATTAAAAAAATCTATAGGTAATACAACTAAAGCTAAAGCAGCTTACGATTACTTTCGTTCTGATAAATTTAAAAAATGGTTTGGAAAAGATTGGGAGTCTACTACAGAAAGTGCATCTGCTATGGATTCATTTTATGTAGATGAAAATGGTGAGCCTCTTATGATTTCAGCTAGGGGTGAGTTTGTGGTAATGAATTCTAAAATGGAAACTCAAGCTGTTAAAGATGCTAAGAATACAATTCATACTAGTGGTATGAACGCACTTGTAGAAAATAATCTTACTCGTATAGCGGTGCAAATGTTTAAAGACAATAAAGATTACCCAGATTTTAATGTTAATGAGTTTTTTAATCCTATAGTTAAAGGTGAAGATAAAGGGCTATTAGCAGAGACTTTTATTGAAGAAGCATTTGATAATGTAGAGCCAGAAAAAGCTAAAGAGTTATTTAAAATATATAAATTAAGGGGAAGAGCTGCTTTATTAAATGCCATGAAGCAAGAGGGTATATCTTTTAATAGGGTAGAAGGAATAGGAGAAGCATTTATAAAAATGTACAATGAATGGGAAGATGTTATATCTCCGGTTACAGGTAATTTAGATAGAATAGGATGGAGAACTAGAATTAAAAATAAATTAGAAGAAAGTTCATATAGTTTACGAGATGATGCTGGTGAAGTTTATACTATAGACGATACTCCAGTTCGTATACATAATATATCTAGACTACAAGAAGATCCTAAAACTAAATTATCTAGCCAAGCTAAAGAAATACTTAGTAATATAGATTCAGAAGCAGGAATATACGGTTATGCAGTTGATATGGAAATGGCAGATGTGTATAGCGCTGTAGCGGAAGCTACTGTAGGGGAAATGACTTATACTGGGATGATTCATAAGATGGAAAATATAGTAAAATTTAAACCTACGTTAGCTCCTATTTTAAAACGTCTTAAATCTGCTACTGCACAAGAACAAGCATCTTTGTTTTCTAATTTTGCAATGTCTTATAAAAACTTTTTACTATTTAAAGCTAAAAAAGTTTTTGCGTTTGATCATCAACAAGGAAAAGTAGATTCTTTTGTGCAGACTTCAATGATAAGTTCTAATCAAAGTGATACAGGTAAAAAAGCTATACAAGACTGGTCTAATACTTCTAAGGAGTATGACACTCCTAATGAAAGAGCTCTTTATAAAGTAACTACAAACGAATTAGGAGAGGAAGTATTAACAGTTTCTAAAAAGAAGAAAGCGGATATTACAAAAGCATTTGATAAAATAGATAATGCTGCTAGAGAAAATCGTAGTGCTGTAGGGCCGGTACCTGCAAAAGCTATTGAAGGATTAGGGGAATTTTTATGGGAATTAGGAATAAGTTATGGACCCACTCTAGAATCTACTAAAGATAATTTAAAAAGATATTTTGAAATAGGAGATATTAGAAAAAATACTGTAGTAACAGGTATGCCTTTATTTGTAGAGTTTATGACTGGGGCGTCTAAAACTAAATCTGCTGGAAGAAACATTAGAGGACTTAAAAATATAGTACTAAAAGATGGACCTGCTACAAGTATATATGCAGATCAAAAATCTTTAATACAAAGAATTGCAGGTATTAGCTATTTATTTGAAGACCAACCATTTGGATCTTTCATCAGTGGTACAAATAAACAATATTGGCCTATAAGTCAGCCAACTCCATTAGATGAACTACAGCAAACTATTAAATCTCCAGAACGTGCAGATAAATTCTTAATACAGTTACTAGAAGACCCTATGAATAATCCGGGGAGTTCTTTACAACATACTTCTCCATTAATACAAGCTTTACATCATGGGCAAGGATTAGCTAGAGAGTCCTTTAAAATAGAAATAGTAGACTCATTTAAAAGTGCAAATGAATCTATAGCTACTACTGATTACTCAAATCAATCTGAAAAAATTTCTTTAATTGTTAGACTTAATGCTTTTGCCAATAGAGGTGATGCAAATCTTATGAAGATTGCTATACCTACTCAAGCAGATAGACAACGTTTAGATTTTGTTACTATACCTAGATTTAGTAAATCTGTATTATCAAAATTTGGTGTAAATACTGATAGAAGAACTATTTTAGAAAGTATTATAATTCAAGATTTAGCTAGAATGAATCAAGCTAAGGCAGAAATAAATAAAGCTATTGACACAAATGATTACAGTCAGTTAGTAGAAGGGTATCATTACTTTAAAGGTCAAGATCCTAGTACAGGGTTTACAGGTCCTAAAGTAAAGCAAGAAGACGGTAGTTTTGTTATTGATAAAACTAAAAGAGGTACTGCATTTACTATGCCTCAAATACAAAACTTAGAAAACACTTTATTAGAAAAAGGGTTAGACATGTCTGATGAAGTTTTTAAATACATAAATGATGATTCTAAAAGTAAATATAAACGATCAAAGTTAGGAAAATCGTTTCAAAAAGAATTAAATAAAAAAGTAGAAGCATTAGAAACTAAGTTAGAGCAATACGAAACAGATGTACAAGATGCTATAGATACCTATGGAATAAGTTTAGGTCAAGATGTAGACTCTAGAATGTCTCTTAAAAAAGATTTTATAGCAGATTTTGTATTTAATGATTTTGTTGGTAGAACAGAATTAAATAAACTTTACAGAGGTGGTATGAGTTATTCTAAAAACCCAGCTGATTTTTATAAACGTGCGGGGTTATTAAATACTCCTGGAACAAAACTGTTTATAAAAGGCATGACTGAGCAAGGTGGTGGAGAGTATGGAATGATGCCAACTTACAATGAGACTGTTATAAAAGATTTTGATTTTAATAACAAAGAGCTAGCTAATTTAATTGCAGATAATATATTTGAAGGATTAGTTTCCCAAGGAGTATCTGTTAATAAAGCTGAGAGGATTTCTAATAGTTATAGATCAGTTAACAAAACAGATGCGCAAGGGTTTATATCAATTGAAATGTACAGAGGTATTATGATGGGATTAGGTAAATGGGATATGAAGTTAGATGAAGCGGCATATAAAAGAGAAAAAAAGGGTTTAGGATTTAACAGACCTATATATCCAGTAAAACCTTACCATGAAGAATTAATGTTAGACAATGGAAGAATGACTATGTATATGAATAAAAACTCGTATGTAACAGTTACTAAAGAACTTGCAGCTAATATGCCTCAACTAGAAGAAGTAAGACAGGCGATGGAAAATAATCTACATGTAGTTAATGTAGATAGTGCTACAAAGGGCGCTAGAAAGAATGTTTTAGATTTACAAGCAGGAAAAACTTTTGACGATGCAACTATAACTACTATGGATTCTACAAAACTTAGAATACCTCAACTTATACCTACATCTTCTAAAGGTACTATTACATTTTCTAGACAGGTAAGAAAAAATATAATAACTAACTTAGATAAAAATCCTAATAGTACGTATATTCTAGATGGTGAGACTGAGTTAGGGAGTGATTTATATAATTTATATCAAGACACTATTGCTGCTAATATAGCACAAGATACTAAGGATTTAAATAACCTTCTTAAAATACCACAATTAAAAAAAGCTGTAAAAGGAACAAAAGAATATGCAGACGCTAAATTAGAACACCTACAAGCAGTTAGAGAAGAAATAAAAAAAGCTTTAATAAAGAAAGATTTACCTTCAAATTACTTAGATGCCTTAAATATTGTTCCTGAAGGTCAACATGATTGGGGGTTTGAAATTCCTTTATCTTTTCCAAATTATCAAGCTAAATTTGAACAAATATTTTTTGGTATATATAATGATGCTATTTTTAATCAAAAATTAAAAGGAGTAGATTTAGTGCAAATAGCTGAATTAGGCGGGTCAGGAATAGACTCTCAGAATGAATTAAAATTTTACGATGGTAAAATTCTTGCAGAAGTAAAAGTTAGAGCTAGTACATTAGGTTTGCCTCCAGGAACTAAAATAGAAGATGTTGATATTTCTTTATTAACTATTATAGGGTATAGAACCCCTAATCAAGGTAAGAACTCTTCATTGGTAATGAAAGTTGTAGAATTCCTACCTGAATCACACGCTAAAGCTATTATGGTTCCTGGCGCAATTACTGTTCAACAAGGAGGTGATTTTGATGTCGATAAATTAAGTATAATTCTAAAACATACGGAGATAGTTGATGGGGTCATGCAAAATGTTTTACCAGATTATAAAAAAATGGATGTATCTAAAATGTCTAGAGAGCAAAGAGATAATCTTCTTTTTAGTATAGCTGCATCAGTTTTAACTGATCCTAAACATTTAGAAGAAGTTGTTTCACCTTTAGATTCAAGAAGACTTGAGCTTTTAGCAGAAGAGTTAAGAGATAATGCTTCAATAATAGATTATAATAATCCTTTAGCAGAGCTTGATGTGGAGTCTAGAAATAAAGAAGGACAAGCTTTAACTGGTCTTTGGTCTAATATGTTAGCAGGTAGAAATGTAGCTGAGACAGCTAAAACATTAACTATACATGAAGATTATGCTCCTGTTATATCTTATGGTGAAAGCACAATAACATTTGATTCTATAGGTAAAGCTAGAGAGTATGATCCTATATCAAATACTTTTACTGGTGATTATACAGATTTTAACATATCTATGTATTTATCTGCTGCGGTAGATGCAGCTAAAGATCCAATACAGATTGATATAAATGATAATAAATATACAGTACCTGTTGCAGGATTAATGTTAAGCACTGGGGTTCCTGTAGAAGATGTAGTATACTTTTTAGCACAACCTGCTATAAAAGGATTAATAAATCAAGCTAAAATAGAACAAAAAGGATTAGGAAAACTTTTAACTCTAAGCAAAAGTATAACAGATGCCTCTATTAATGAGTTACCAGTTGAAGAAAGAAAAGCTTTAAGAAAGAGAGTAGAAGATATAAATTCTAATCGTAGTTTTATTCCTATGAATTCTGAAATTTTAGAAATATCAGCTGCATTACCTAATATAGGATTAGACTCATCAGAGATTATAGGACAAGCAAAATATCTACATAATTTTGGGCTTCTTTTTAAAGCTGGGAGGCAGCTACAAACTGTGTATAAGATAATAACTCCTGATAATATGTCTAATGTTAATGAAATAGCTTCATTAGTATCATATTTAGATACTGAAAATACTTATTTACAAAGTAATACTGATGACGTCATACAAGGAGCTGCAGAATTAATAGTAGACACGCAATCTAATAATAAAAATCCATTAAATGCAATAGCTTTATCCTATAGAGGTATATTAGATACAATGTTAGAAGCAGGAGAAAATATTGGGTTTATAAATAATAGACCTTCCTTTTATAATTTTAAAAACAGACTTAAAAAAGGCATTAATCAGCATTCTTTAAATAAAGATCAGCATAAATTTATAGACAAAATGTTATTTTTAGATATGATGACTAGGCCTGAAAGTCCTTTTGTAAAAAGTAAACTTATATCTAAGAAAACTTTTGAGTCTTTATATACTAATCCTACAAATAATATTATTACTAAGTTAAACAACATTAAAATTAAGTATCCTAAATTAGCTACTAATAAGTTTGTAGAGTTACTAAAGCCTGATGTGTTTAATCAAGAAAAAAAGAATGGGGTACATCTAATTAAAATGGAAACTTTATTAGAATCTTCTGCAAATAGTAAAAACGTTATATCTAACGCACTATTAACTATGATTACTAATCCTGGAAGATACGCAAACGATAAAAACAACATAGAAGAATTAAACGAGATAAAACAATTTGCTAAAATTATAGTTGCAAACCAATTATATACTAAAGGATTTACTCTTGGGGCCGGTACTTATATGGATCTTATTCCATCACAATTCTTATCTACAAATATGTTATTTGAAAACCAAGATTCTCCTGTAACTTACTATTTGCAAGCAGCAGAAGAATCAAAAACAACAAATTACTTTACAAATACAGATTTTATGCATACATTTGTAAGGAATTTTGGAACATTAAAACCTGGAGGATTTCCTTTATTACCATCAGTTCCTTATAAAGAAGGTAAATTCAGAAATAAGAAAAACAAAATGGCATTTAAAGAAACAGTGTTTTTTACTGAGAATGATAGTACTGTATTTGATACAAATTTAAAGTTTACAGATTATTTTATTACAAATCCTCCAATGTCAGACCCTATGATATATGTAAGAACATCAATTAGTTCTGCAGGTATAGCTGGGTATCAACAACTTCAATTAGCAGGTCTTCCTGGAAAGTTAAGTGAAGTAGGAGTTACTCAAGGTTTTCAAGATTCTATGTTTAATAGACCTGGTAAAGCTATATCACCAAAAACAGCTGAAGGTAGGTTTGTAGCTAACAATAAAATAAATTCAATGCCTGAATTTGTTTTAAAACCTGTTAGAGATGTAATTGAACAATTTTGTAAAATATAAAACTAAATATATATGAAGTGTAAGTATTATAAGAATGGAGTAGAAAGTGTGTTATATACAGAGCTTTTTGGGTATATGGATAATATAGCTCCTCAAAAGAAAAGTGTGGATGCAGTATACAAAATTTTAAAGTCTCACGGAATAGCTACTAAAAAGGGAGGTTCTATTTACTTAACTCAAGCTAATGTACAGTCAAGTCTTAGGGAGATCGAAAATATAAACAATCGTTACCCTGGATTAATAGACACTGAGTATATAAAAATGACTCAAGAAAATATATATTCTAAGTCTGCAGAGTTACATGTAGTTAATATAAATGAAGAACTTTTAAAAAACATAGTAAATGAAGGAGGAACTAGAGCTGATTTAGTATATAAAACTCAAAATGATTTAGACACTTATGTTAGAACCGTAGCAGGTTTAACGGCCGCATCACAAGAAGACACAAGAGTTTCTGAAGCTATTAGAAGAGAGAATCGTAATGAAAGTAAATATTCTGAGCAGGCAAGAGAAGAAAGAGCTGAGGTACAAAAAAAGTCAAACCATTTAAAAGAATCTTTTGCTAAGGCCGGAGTATCTGTAGATGTAGTATATGATAATCAAATGGATTCTCTAGGATCTATAGAAAAGTCTGATGACTCTAACTCTCCTGTTGTAACCTTTAATACAGATTTAACAACAGAAGATACAGTGTATCATGAGTTTGGTCACGCATATATAGATATGTTAGGCGCAGATAACCCTGTTATTATTCAGGCTTTTGAAGAACTTAAAGGTACAGAGTTATACAATAAAGTAGCTGATAAATACCCGGAACTGGAAGGAGAAAGATTAGATAAAGAAGTTTTAGCAACAGCAATTGGTATTGAAGGGGCTAAAATAACTAGAAAGAATCCTAGTCCTATACAACAAATGCTAAATAAGATTTTTAGAGCATTCTCTAAAATGTTAAATAAGCTAGGACTTGTTACTACTCCTAACACAGCTGCTATCTTAGCACAAGAGATGTTTGCTAAAGATCTTAGAGCTGGTGAAATGGTTAATCCTATAAGTGGGTACACACAGTTTCAAAAAAAGACTAGAGATCAAGAGAAGTTAGAAGAGATAACAATACAACTTAAAGTAAAGATTAAAGCAGACCTTGCTAGGATTAAAAAATTACCACAAGAAGAGCAAGATGTTTTACTCCCTAAGTTAGAAAAATTAGAAGCATCTTTAATTAAAGTTGATAGAGTTGAAGATTTTGTAAAGTTTGTAGATGCTACTACTGCTACTATGCTAGAAACTAAACAGCAGTTTAATGACATCATGAATTTAACCGATGAAAATGGTAATGTTGATTTTAAAGAACAATCTAGCTATAAGAACTTAAATTTAATGTATTCTATGAAAGTTAATCTAGATGGATTAGATGTTCTTTCTGATATTAAGCATTTAGTAAAAAGAAAAAAACGTTCAGGTCAAGTTTTAAGTGTAGGTGCTTTTAATACCTTAGAAGAGAAATTAAATGCAGTATTAGAGGAAGTAGAAGAACTGAAAGAAGATTTTGATTATGAAGTAGTACCTATTATAGCTGAGTCTTTATTAGGATTCCATAATAAAAATATTGATGTTGAACTTCAGTCTCTTATACAAAACATCCAAGATAATTTAAAAAAAGGAGTTATAAGGAGTAGTATGAACATGAAAGAAGTTAAAAACACTACTGAGTATAAAAGAGCTAAAAGAAAGTTTGATAACAAAGACTACACTCAAGAAGAGTTTGACGCTGCATTAGCTAATATGCAAATAGAATCTCTTAAGAATAAAATGATTCCTCATAGATCAATGCTTGTAAAAGAGTTAAGAGAGGCACAAAAAGATAAATCAGGATTTTCATATTTAATGGATCCTATGATATATTCTAGTGAATCTGCTTTACAGTTATTTGTTAAAGCAGTAGGTGAAGCTAATCTTAAGTCTAATGATATGACTAGGAAGTTTAAGTCTGATTTAATATTTCAGTATAATGAAATGGCAGAAGGCCAAAATCAATTTGATATTGAAGGTTTAAATGATCCGTTTTTAGAAGAAATAGAAATGACTGTTAGAGATGATCAATATTTTTCTGATAAATCTCAACAAAAAGAGACTTCTACTATAAAAGTACTAACTTTAGTACAACCTTTATTAGCTGATCAATATTATTCTGATATTAGAAAAGAGTATGCAAGATTAGCAGAACAATATAATAAACCCCAAAGAAAAGATTTTAATGATCAGTCTGATTTTAAAGATGCTAACTCTAAATTTTATAAATCTAATAATGGTAAAAGATATGTTGCAGATCAAGCTAAATTCTTAAATGAGAATACTGAACCTGTAGAAGGGTGGCAAGACATAAGAGATAGTATACAGAAGCAAATAAAAACAGCACAAAGTATAATAGATTCTTCAAATTCTACAGATGTAGCTGTTAATCAAGAGCTTAAAATAAAAAAATTAAGAAGTACTTTAGCTAACAATATGCTAGGTAAGCTTCCTAGAGGTGAATGGGTTAAACCTAAAGCTTCTAAGTACGCCAATCCTAAATATGCTGCAATACAAAACGATCCTAAAAAGAAAAAGTATTATGACTTTGTATTAGAAGAGTTTCAAAAAGGACATAAAATGGTAGGAACTAAACGTATGGAAAAGAACAGTTGGGATAATTTTTCATATTTAATGCCATCTATTAGAAAAGAAGGGATAGATAGAGTTAAAGAGCAAGGCGCATACACTGCAATTAAAGATAAGTTAGAGGATAGTTTTAGTCTTACTGAAACGGCAGATGAAATGGCTATATATGATAATGCTACTGGAGAGCTGCAAAGCAATATACCGGTTAGATATACTAATTTAGTGTCTTCTAAAGATGTATCTAAAGATATAGCAAGTAGTTTATATAGATTTAGACATATGGCTCACAACTTTAAAACTAAATCTGAAATTGTAGGACAAGTTATGCTTTTTAGAGATATAATAGAAAAGAGAGGAACTATAGAGGTAGACGCTTCAGGTAGAGCTTATGTAAGTGCTATTGCAGAAAAATTAGGAGTTAAAATGCCAATAACAAAGCCAGGAGAATCTTACACATATAAACATTTAAATGAGTGGATAAACATGGTAATGTTTGGAGAGACTTCCTACAGAACTGATGTGAATGTATTTGGTAAAACTATAAATTTAGAGCAGGCTGCAGGATCTATAAATCAGTATGTAGCTATGAATACATTGGCTCTTAATGTACTTCAAGGTGGTAATCAGTTTATTTTAGATAATATATCTTTACTTGGAGAAAGTGTAGCAGGTCAGTTTGTAACTAAATCTGATCTAGCTTGGGCTACTCAAAAGTACTGGGGAGAAGGAGCTGCACTTAGTGACGTAGGGAACTTTGCTCCTGATACAAAACTAGGAAAAGCATTAGAAATGTTTGATGCATTAACAGAATTTACAGACAGAGAAGGTAATAAGCTAGTAGGGTCTAAATTACGTAAAGCATTAGATACAGGAAATTTAATGGTATTGCAGCAAGCTGTAGAACACGAGTTAGCTAGTAAACGTATGTTAGCTCTTATGAAAAATTTAGAAGGGAAGTTAAAAGATAAAGATGGTAAAGTTATAATGAAAGATGGTAAACCTGCCAATCTATATGATATGTTAGAAGTAGATAAAAAAGGTTTCATGTCTGTGAATAAAGAAGTAGCTAATTTTAATAAATCTGATTTTATACATTTATTAAGAGGGTTGGGTAGAAGAACAAATCAAGTTAAAGGTAAATTTGATTCTCCAATATTAAGTAAATCTTGGTATGGTAAAATGTTAGGGCTTTTTCGTAGTTGGGTAGTGCCTGGTATACGAAGAAGATACGGCCACGGAGGATTTACAGGGTCTACTATACATACTGATGAGGAAATGGGGGCAGTTACACAAGGTATGTATGTATCATTCTTTAATCTTTTAAGTGAATCTGTTGTAGGTGGTCTAAAATCTCCAGTAGGTGTATATAATAATATGTCTCTTATGGAACAGCAAAATGTTAAACGTACAATGGTAGAACTATCTTCTTTAATTGCAGCTATGGCATTAGTAGCAGCCTTATCTAACTTAGATGATGATGAAGAAACTTATTTATCTAATTTTATGTTATATCAAGCTAAAAGATACGAAACAGAAATACTACAGTGGACTCCTATTGTTGGGACTAAAGAAGCATTTAGAATTTTAAAATCACCTTCAGCAACACTTAGGCCTATAGAGCAAGCAGGTAATTTAATTGACCATATAGGAAATGAACTTATGAATGGTATTGGTATACCTATAGCTGACAAAAAAATATTCTATCAAAGAAATACAGGTAGATTTAAAAAAGGTGATAGAAAAATAAGAAAAGATGTTGAAGATTTAATGCCGGTATTAAGAGGTCTTAGAACAACACAATCTCCAAAGGAAAAATACCAGTGGTTCTTAAACTTATAAAAAAAGGGGGCGAAAGCCCCCTCTTCAGTTTTACATAGACATCTTTAACAACAGTAAATAGCCTATTAAATCATCTACAGTATCCTCTGTAGCATCGTTGATTCCACGATTCTTTATTCTCATCAGTTTATCATCTATTCTAGAACATAAAGATTCAGTTGCATCAAGTTGACTAAAAATCTTAGCTGGCTTTAATGCACTGTTCCCATATGCTTTGTTTTTACTTTTTAATAGATCTGATATTTCCTTTATAATTGCATCTAAATTGGTTGCAAATACCTCGCTCTCTGTTTTATTCTCTTTTTTAAATCTCTCTACGGTTTCATCGGTTAATTGTATAACGTTATCTGGATGAGTATAAAAACAATATGTACCCTCCGTACATAATTTTATCTCTGTCTTTAATACTTCTACTATTTTGTACGTTGTACCAAGCACACCTTGAGGGTGATGCGGTGTAGTTTTAAATAATCTTACATATTTTCCTATTTTCATAATCCTATATATTTAGTTTTTTTAATATAATTTTCCATGTTTAAAATCTCTTTTTCTAAGTCTATGATACTTAATAATTCTGCATCATCTGCTAAATCACAGTCTAATAGACTTTCTAAGAGTTTCTTTCTTGGAGCTAATTTGTGCAACACTTGCATAATTGTACCAGTTGGACTAAAGTTATGAAAATCTTCTATAGCATCTTTATATCTTGCAGATAATTTAGAGTATTGACCTTTCATAAACTTCTTGAAATTAGTAGCTTGGTTCTTTGGTACTTTAAGAATAAACACTACATAATAAGGATCCGGGTCTAATACTTTAACAAAGGATTCAAATTGTTTTATAGTTTGTTCAAATTTTACAAATAAAGGGTCAGATGAAAATCTATATACTAAAGCCATATGATAGACATCATTATCTAAATATAGATGACAATTTACAAATAAAGACTCCCAAAAATACAATGATCTGTCTCCTCCTATCATAGGCATTAAGAACGTAGAGCTTTTTGTTCTATCTGCCATAGATAGTATGTAAGTTGTATTTTTAAATCTGTTATTTGCTTTTATAGAATTTATTATGTACCAATTTCTATCTACTTCAACTGCTAATCCTAATGTTAAGTGTATTCCATTTGGCCCTTTTAACGCTTTTATTTTAGTTCCTTCTTTATACTCTTCAATATCTTTAGTATATCCAGAAATTTTAAATGACAAAGCGTCAACAGCCGTAAAGGTTATATCTTTTACTTTTATGCCCATAAATCGTCAGTATTAGATTCTACTTCAGGTTCTGGCAACTCACTGATTATTAAATTTGGTAAAGCTATTCCAGTTTCTAGATATGCTTCTTCTTTAGTTTTTAATATATATACAAGTTTAAAAGTTTCAGAGAATTTATGAACTCCTTCATGAGTACCAAACTTTTCAATATACTTATTTAAAACAAGAGCTGGCATTTCTTTAACATTAACTCCTTTCAATGCTGCATCAGCGGTCTTCTCACCTACTTTAGGGATACCTTGAATTCCATCTGTACTATCACCCATTAGCATTTGTTTCCACAAGAATTTTTCTGAATCCATTTTAGTAGTCCCAATCTTTTCAGCAGTTCTGTAATTAAAATGCACTGAGTCTACTTGTTTTAAAACATCTTTATCTGGAGAACATATAATAGAATACTCACAATCTTCTCTATATATAGCTACAAGATCATCTGCCTCTAACGCAGTCATATAAGTAAATCCCCATTTTTGTTTTAAATACTCTTTAATTGCTGGGAATATAATAGGTTTATCACCATACTTTCTATTTCCTTTGTAAGGCCTGGTTGTTGCTCTATCATATCTAAAGCATTTTCCTTGAGTAAGAAATCCCGCATATTTTTTAGTTTCACACTGTTCTAACATTGTATGTATCCTGGTATCTATACCTATTAAGGCTTCCTCTAAAGTTTCTTTACCCATTTCAAAGTAAATAAGACTATCTCCGTCTATAAGGGCGACGGTACCCGTTTTTTCTGTTGTCATATATATATATTATTTTATTTTATTACGGTTAAACATATAAGGGAGGTGCCCAGTTTACCGGTCTGCCTCTTATGTGCAGCTTATTCGTTAGGGTCCTCCTCCCATATATGCAATCAATTAAACACGAGCTGCACACAAACAACTCTTCACAGTTAGTCTTGCATGTACTGCCTGTACTCAGGTTTAACTTGAACTTTAAAGGTATACAATTCTCTATTATAGATTTGTATTTCGTTTCTACATTTTACTTCTAAAGCTCTAAAGCATCTTGAATCTAATATTCCTATATCATCAAAATGTTTAATAGCTTCCTCAGCATTCATTCTAGATAAATAATGAACCCTATGCTTTTCCATCCAATACATTACATCCTTATTCCTATTATATTTATATGAAACACTATCTAAAAACTGTACCGCAGATGTATATAGTAAATAAGGCTCTCCTTCTGGATCTATAGTAGGTATTATTTTACCAGCCATTTCTATTTCCTCATCAGAAGCGTTATAACTATCACACATCTTTTGAAGATCTTCCATTAACTCTTTAGTCATAGGAACTCTATTAGCTGATTGATTAAGAATAGTGTCAGTCTCAATAACTTGTAACTCCCCCTTATCAACTAGATCAGCTAATATTAAGGCCATTTTACTAAAACAATAGCTATCATACGGAGCGCTTTCATAATCTATATTATATTGGTAACTATCTCCTAGAGATCTTTTATCTAAAATAACATCATTTTCAGTCTTTTCATGATAATCTATAACAGACTGTCTATGGACATTACAAAAATATCCATTAGTAAGTTTAAACATTAATTTAGTTTGTGGAATATGATCTACTTGACTATAATTATCATAAAAATTAGTATGAGGAATAATAAAATCAGCTTTCTCATAATCATTAGTGATAGAAATCTTATGCTCCTTAAGCGCTGCTTTTAATCTATCAGTAGATACATTATGCATAGGTAAAACAAAAGCTCTTTTAACTTGATTTAAATCAGAAGTTGTTTCTGTATTTAAAAGATCTTTTACTTTATCAAATTGAGTTAACGATTCAGATAGTATTATTTCTTCTATATCTAGATTCTTTAACATAAACCCAACCTCTACCGCATCCGTGAACCCCAAATCAGTTAATAACTGATCGGGGAGTTCTTGTTGGTGTACACTTTTACTGGCCATTACTTAATAGTCATTTTAATGATAGCTGGATTCATCATCATTTTATTAAACTTAGACTTATTACCATTGAATATAGTTCTCACTACTAAATACTTTAAATCGTCAGTTAAATAGTCTAAAGTGCACAGCTTAACGAGACGCTCTTGTATTTTTGCAGTTACTGTGTCCGTTTTTGAAAACGCAACAGCAAAGTTAGCTACCCTTGTAGCCAATAAACTTGCTATATCCGCTCTATAAGAATCATCTTTACCAATACACTCTCTCATCTCTAGTAATACTTCTTCAGGACCGGTAACTAGTTCACGTGGAGTCACTAATTTATCTAACTTATTATTGATAAATGTAGTAAACATAGACGCAAACTCATTTCCCACTGAGCCTTCACCAATCATTTGTACTAAAGGCAATTGATCTTCGAACTTAGGTATGCTTGATATACTGTTAAAGAACGTTGAAATAGATCGAGCATTAGTTTCTTGAGTAACTAGTTCTGGATGCATCAACAAAAAGTTAATACATCTAGTGTCTATTGAATTCTCTTCCGCCCAACGAGCCCATACATTTATATCAAACTTTAAGTTAGCTGAGATATATCTAGTTTTCTGCGCAGAATCAACAGAGTTCACCATATAATCTCCGTTATCTGGATTTGCCGTTAAGATTATGTGCCAATCTTTAGGTAACGTCCATGAAATGTAAGTTTGACGATCTACCAATTCCATACATGCTTGGATGAATCTAGTGTCTGCACGATTCCAGTCATCTAATAATAATACACCACCGGCTTTCTTATCTGCAATCCATTCAGGAGCTGAATAAGACATTCTACTCTTACCTGTAGTTTGAAATCCTAGTTTAGAATGGTCGTTAACTGCTACTTCGTCTATCCATTTTCCAATCTTTTTACCATCTTTTTCTTTCCACATTTGAAATTGTTTAATAGGAAACCCTACTAAATCGCCTAATTCTTCGATCTGTGCTAAGTTTAACTTAACAAAGTCTAGTCCGTGTCTAGCTGTCATATCCATAATACTGGTTGTTTTACCAATACCTGACTCACCTACAACTTCTATTGCTACAGGCTTCTTACCCTGGCTTTGTAAGTGACGATTGTTTGTGATGATGTGGTCTACGAAACCTTCTAATTCATCGATGTTTAAATTTACTTCATTCATAATTTTTGTGTTTAATTGATTAATTTTAGTTTAGTTGAATTTTAATTCCGGGTAAATCTTCGTTAATACTAGAATAACTACTGTGTACCCATAGTGCATTTCTTGGGCAGTTCTCAGGATTAGGAGCTTCACCATCTGTTAGACAGATAAAAGCAGAGTATTTAGTCTTAGGGTCATTGTAGTGATCTACCACGGCCTGAAAATGAGTTCCACCTCTACCTTTAATTTCCCAATTCTCTTTAGGATTAAATGGTGATACATCTGTTAACTGTGTGTCAAACTGTGCAACAGTTATTTCATTACCAGTTTTATACATATGTGTTAACTCGTTCATAAATTCTATAAGCTCTGTACTACTTACAGATCCAGAAGTGTCAACACCTACTAGCACGTGGTTCCTGTGTTTAATCTTAAGGCCTGGGTTACCAGTATAGCGTTTGTTATTCTTTCTCCTAAGCTTTTTAGTATAGACTTTAGATGCATTATTAATAAACCTTTTAAGATACTGCTTCCAATTGAATTTAGGAGGCGTTATAGTAAATAGTCTTTCAATAATCTCTGCTAGCTCACCAGGAATTGTACCACATTTCTTTTGTATATCTTCCGCGGTCTGTTTCATCTGATGCTCATATTGCTTTTGTACAAGCTTCTTCTCTGCTTCAGGTAACTCACTGATTTCATCCCAGCTTTTGTGACAATATTGGCTTTCACCGTCCATTTCCTTTAATAACTTGTCAAGTTCTTCGTTACCTGACCCGCCATTACCATCGCATTCTTGGTTAAGTATATCATAATATACTTTAGTACCTGCTTTCTCTGGTAAAAATATACCGGGGAAAGAGTCTCTCTTTAAGCCGCCTGGCGGGAGCATGTGCTCATCAATATATTGGTTGATTTCTATATCTGCCGCAATATTAAAAAGCTTTTTATTAGGATACCTATCTGCTAGTATAATATGCCCAAAAGCTATATGCAATAGCTCATGTTTTAACAAGCCTTGTTGATGTGGCTCGCTTAGATCTCCAAAGAAGTCCGGGTTAATAACTAGTCTCATCCCAATACCGTGTTTTCCTACACCTGCGGTAGGACAACTCTTAGTGAACTCTTTTTGTAGTCCAATAAGAAAGATACCGTAGAAAGGCTCTGAAAATATCAATGTCTTTGATATTCTAGAGAGTTGATCTTGATTGTTTCTCATGTTTAATTGTTTTAAAATATATACCTTATAGTATTCCAAGGTATAATTTGGTTATGTAATTGTGTAAATTCTCGTATGTACTCAGACTTAAGTCCAAGTTTGTAGCGTACATTTTCTCCACCATATTGTGAAATCTTAGCTTCTTGTTTCCTCGGCACCCAAAGGTCTTCCTCTGTTGCTGGGTTAGCAAACATATTAGCTGTGTGTTTCTTAAAGTTGTGTGTTAAAAATATGCATTCTGAAAGCACTATATCTTTATTTAGTACATAAACATTTAGTAATTCAAATAAATACTTGTAGTCCTCTAGCCACCCATCATATACAATGATAGGACTAAAATTTACATGCACGTCATAGCCTGCATCTATAAATCTATCTATAGCTTGTATCCTTTCTAATATAAGAGAAGTGTTAGGCTCGTGTAAAGTTGATTTATGTTGGGGCATAAGGCTAAATCTAATACGTATTTTACCTTCAGGATTAAAAGATAACAATTTCTTATTTACAAACTTTGTTGCAAATGATCCCATTGCTATAGGATGATCTCTAAAGAACTCAAATATATCTTCCCACTGATGATACTTAGCGTGAAGACAAAAATCTTCATTACAACTTATATCATATGTTGTAAAGTCTGCATGAGTTTGATTAGGTTTATCTACCGGGGTAAAGAAAGCGTGATTGTTTATAGCTGTTAGTATATCTCCTGTGTTAGTTGCTACAGTAAGACCTGTTGGTCTATGTCTTTTCATGTAACAATAAGAACAGTTATATAAACAACCATAACCAAAACTTGGTGTTATAAAGTCTGTGGATCTACCAGAAGGCCTTATAAGCATAGACTTTCTAGTAATCTCTTCTATCATAGACCTAGCTTTTCTTCATCCATACGATCTTCTAAAAAGGAATCATGCATTCTATCTGCATATTCATAATCTAATTCGGGTTCTTCAAAGAATTCTTCACAGTCTTCACATACAAATCCTTCTGCAGGTTCTGCGTGCTCTCTACACTCTGTACAAAATTCTTGGGATATGATTGAGCCACAGCAATAACTGCGCCCATCATCATTATCTGTGTAATTTGCCCCACAGCACGGACTTATTAAATTTCCCATTTTTTGTTTAATTTAAAAGGGACCCTTTCGGATCCCTTTGATTTATAATTGTTTTATTAATTCTAGTACTTCTAAACATTGTATCTTGTTTCTTGGCATAAATAAGACATAAGCCAGGTTATTTTCTTTAAGATGCCGTTTAAACAACTTCCATCTTAAAGGAAAAGATTCATTTGCATAGCCCTTAGTTTCTATAATCCATTTACCATTAGGGTCTACAAAATCTGGTGTATAATTTATAGATCTAACTTTAGATCCTTTATTATACAGCTTTTTTGCGGTTCCTTCATAGCATGCTTGTGGATATACTAACGCATCAAATATAGTAAAGGAATGTTCTTCATACTCTACAGGTATTTCCTGTTCGTGTAGTAATTGATACATTTTCTTTTCTAATAAAGATTGAAATTCTATCCCATTATAAAAGGCCTTTTTTGATCTGATCATTGATTTGCCTTTCCTTTTCCCTTTCCACGCCATTAGTCGATAACATTTACTTGAAACATTCCTTCGTACCCGCGTTCAAAGTGATAAATATGCATCTGTCCGACACGTTGAGTTCCTACATATGCTCTACCCTTGTGCCATTCATCATTACCACATATACTTGGAATATGTCTAACCTTAGTCCCCATGATTTCATCTACTAATTCTTTATGTATGTGCCCTACTAAAGCTTCTCTAAACTTAGTATTGCTCCACATTAAAGGTTCCTCAGTAGCCATAAGTAAAGGGATATTATTCCTTTTTACTTTATCTCCGTGAAAATTTAAGAACATATTTGCTCCATACTGGTAGTACTTTCTCTCATCAAGTGAATTGTCTACGTCAATGTTAGGGTTATTAGCGTATCTAGACTCTAATAATTCCCCTACATAGAACATTCGTTCAAAGTCATGATTACCTTGTACAATAACAACTTTAACCGGAACTCTTTTAGATAACCATGTGATAGCTGTATCCATTAGTTGCCAATAGCCTCTAAAAGATTGTCTCCATCCCATATAATCATCTTGCGGTGTTCCTGCTGTAGTTGCCTTGCTTAGGCCTTCCGAATTCATACCATCATTACCTATAGGCATTAATAATTGTTCTATGTTAGATCCTTTTGCTTTCTCCCATAGTTCCATTATTACTTGCATATAGTGTTCTTCTATTGCTTCCGGACCTTCGCCCGTAATCTTTCCATAATGTATATCCGGTAAGGATAATACACCCAATGAAGGACTTGTTTTAGGTTTATAAGAATATTTACTGACTTTTGGTGACTTTTGTTTTACTGCGTCCAGAAATGCGTTCTTTTCTGAGTTTAACTCATGCCATTGATTCAATGGTACTACTGAGTATCTACTATCACCTTTGCTAGTTTGCCAAAACTTTACAGATTTTACATCTTCTAGTTTTAGTCCGATCTGTGACAAATGCTGTTTAAAGCCGTTATCATGTATCTCATTTATATTCTCATTTGTGAATTCTTGCACATTATCTTTGCACTTTTGGTAATCAGTCGCTGCTACTTCTTTTTTACATTCAGTTGCTAGCTCTAAATCAATGTTAAGCTTATCAGCTATCCATTTGTTTCCTTTCTTTAAATAACCTGTCCTAGATCTCAGAAATTCAATTACATCTTGTCTGTTCATATATTATATGTTTTAAAATGTTAAGTGAGCCAACATTCTTCACCAAATCAGACGGGTCTTTTGACCTGTACTTCTCTGGGATGCATATATTACGTAGATTAAACTTTTCACAGATTTTCCTGGCCATAGTTTGTCCAGGGTTGTTCTCATTATCATAATCATTGTCATAGAGAACAACTATTTCTTCAAATCTATCATGTAGGTCTTTCATTAATTTTTCTTCAGGATTTTGCATTTCGCTTTGAAAAGCGATTGCGCTATAACCTGCAGCGTAGAGACACATAACATCTTTTAAAGAAGAGGTAAGAAACAACTGTTTACCTGTATTAGGTAGTTGTTTGAGGCCTTGTATATCAGTAGATTTTGTATTACTGCTCCATTTGTAATCTAACTCTAAAGGAGCATAGATTTTGAAGCGCTTGCCTAATTTAAAGGCATAAGTAATTGACTTGCAACTGAATCTGTTTTGGTTCACCCAGTAATGGCTTATTGGTTCGACGCCAAATCTAACTAATATTTTCTTACTAATAAAGTATTTTGACCAAAACTTTCCATCTTCTTCCGAAAAAGGCCGTCTTTTCTTCTTTATAATTGTTAATGTTTCTACTATCTTAGGTTGCTTTTGTCTTAAACCCATTACCCCCATAGTAAATAAAGTTTCTTCTTTACGAGAATTTAAATTTAAGTTAAAATCGCAGTCTATAATTTTCAAAGCCGATATAAAATCACATGTATATTTATACATTACATATCTGAAACAGCTAAACGAATGTTCTGAACATCCAAAGTCTTTATACAATAGGTTCCCTTTCCAGGAAATGATAGATGCAGTTGGTTTTCTATCCTGTCTTAACTCACTGCAGAAAGGTTTACCTAATTGTTTAAAGCTTGGACAATAATACACAAAAATGT